AATTCAGGAAACTATCAAACTAAATAATCTCAAACTACCAAAAGATACAAAGAAGTTTATATCTCAGTTGCCACCCGTCAAAACGGGCACATCAACCAGATATAAGTGGTCGGAAGACAACACAACAAGAACTCATATCGAACATCCATTTATCTAATTAGGCGGGACCGAAAAGAGCTCAATCTCCTAGTATTACTCTTGATCCTATATAGATCATAATAGAACAGATTGGACATATTGTACAGATTTGTACAGTATGTCCTTTTTGTTTGCATTTTTCCTGAGGGCCCTATTTCTGCTTTACGGAGCATATATAAATATCCCTGAAATTGTGGGCCATATTTTTCTATTACGGAGCTATTGAAAAAATCCCTGAAATATGCTAGCAAATGTCGACAAATCTATATAGAATCATATACATATTAGACAAAATAGATCAAAATGTCTACCATTTTAGTCAGAATTTCCTGCAAATTATTCTCATTATATGAGATATTTATGCAGAAGTATTGACAAAAATAGGTGAATATGCTGGCCATACAACATATTAGACATTATGGCCTTATGTGTCTAGGGTGCTCAATTACTCATATACCTATAAGTCGACAAATAGATAGTTATTACAACCTAATTGATAGTAATTACATTCTATGATTGGATCTAGAATAGCTCTAAAAAGGCTTCTAAGGGGGTTTTAAGACACTTTAAATGGCGGGTGATAGCAAGATATGGATCATTCTTGATCTAAATTTAGAGAGCCAAAACGATCTGGATCAGATAATATCTCTTGTTCTAGATCAATTGGGATCTCATGACCTTGTTCTCGATGCAAGGCGATATGATCAATTACTTCTTGGTCTGTATATAGATTAGTTGATTTAAAGAAATAGCCTTGAACTTTATCATCTAGCCAACATGCTGAACATGTAATATATCCTTCTACATGGCTATATATGTATATATCGCTATCTATGAATCTGCTATATGCCATTGGTTCCCCGCCTTTATTCTTTATCTAGCTCTTTATCTATATCTTCTGTAAAATCAATATCAGATAGATCCAAATTAAAATAGGCTTCGAAGTTATCTAGTATTCCCATCATTTCCCCACTTCTGAACATTTTGGACACGTTAGTTGTCCTATTAGGTTCCCACAATCACATTCTAAAATTTGTCTCTACCGCCGAAATTTCGCACTAATTGCGACCTATATTAAGATACATAATGATTAGTCATATGTCTTCTACATACGCCAATATACTGGAAGTCTTGTCTTCCAGCTTCCTTAGACTTATCGGCTACCTCATCGTACTCTGCCTCATTGGTGCAAAAGTAGCAAAGCTCTTTAAGCTTCTTAGCCCGTTCTCTTCTAAATTTCATATTATGATTATACCATATTCCTAGTCAACTGGGATTACCATATCTCATCATATTCAAACTCTAATTGCATGGATCTTGTTTCCATTAAGTTTAATTCATTAAATGCATCTATAACGGTATCTTCAGGTATATCATTAAAGTAATAGGTATTATTGGTTATACTCCATCCCCGCCAGCCATCGACATCTGGATAGAATGAGGATCCAATCTTCATAGATTCTGGATCAGACATTATCTGATCTAATTGATCATACATATGCACTTCAGCAAAAATAGCGTTCCTTAGCCTCGTCCACCAGAATAGCTTATTAACTAACCAATCAATCATTTTCTTGATCCTTTTCCCATTCTAGTCTGCCGTCCTTATATACAGGCCAATAGCCCAAGGAGCGCCAGTCCATACGCATTATCTTTGGCTCACTCATTTATTATTTTCCATCCAATATATAAATACAATTGCTAGAAATGTAACTAATAGCGCTGCTGTCATTGTCTATGCCTCTTCTTATTTCCGTATTTAATCTTAACTTCTTCTTTAGCTTTATCTACAATTGATTTAGTTAAAGCTTCTAACTCTTCTTTAGTCATTAATTACTCTTAGCTAAAATGTTCTTATGATTAACTAAAAGATACTTTTGACCGTCCTCATCTTCAATATCAATTGCTGAATGATCATTATAATAAACTACATCGCCAATTTCAATCTCAACAATTGGCATTAACTTACCCTCAAAATTATACTCACCCTCACCCATTGCGACAACCTTAGCCTTCTTTGGGCCCTGCTCAACAAATGCTGCTGATAGGACTAGGCCTGATGCAGTGGTCTTATCTTCTACTACTGGCTTTTCTAGCAATAACATTGCACCAATTGGTTTAATCATATACTTCCTCCATAGGAATCATGTAGCTACATGTTTCACAATAATTATAAGTTACACCTGTAAATGGGCAACTTCCTGCATAAGCTAGCTTATGTCCAATTACAGAACAAACTAACTTATGCTTTAAAAAATCAATCATCTTCGAAATCTGGTTCAAAATCAAACTCCATGCTATTAGAAATAGAATTAAGAACTGCTGCAGCTGCAGCTAGTAATAAAGCTATTAAAACAAATATAGATATGCCCTTTTTCATTCTTTACTCTCCTCTTCCTTTTTTATTTTATGTGTTCCGTCACAATACGGATAGGAAGCTGATCTTCCGCAAAAGCACTGCTTTGGTGGCATGTCTGTCATTATTCACCAAACACAGTCTGGTATGTGAATGGGAATGATTGCTTAGTTAATTCCTTAATTCCTTCTGCATACTCTCTAATCTCTGATTGTGCATTGTGCTCAAGTCTTTGCTGCAAGAAATTTATTGTTCCCTGAAGACTTACTGTCCATCTCCATCTAACATACATGCCATATGCTGGAAGGAATAGTCTGGCCTGCTCTGGTGCTACACCAGCCTCTAAAGCTTCTTTATAAAGCCTATTACCAGCCTCTATAATATCAAATAGTTTATTAGTAAATCTACCACCTATATAATCTGGTAAGACTGGTCCAGAGCCCTGTTTGCTATTTTCAGGCTTAGACCTCCATTCAGATCCTTTTGGAATATAGAACTCCTCTGCCTCTGTTATATAGCGTCTAGAAGACTCATTCCAGCCATTCTGATCGTCAACATGAGTTGATGATACAGCATACTTCCACCATTGTCTAGCAACCATAAGTGGTGCATATATCTCGAATGTCATGGCTGAATGCCTAAAAGGTGATGTATGATTTTCTTCCCATAAGAACTTGATTAGTCTTTGATCTGCAATAGTTAATGAACCATCTTCACGAAGCTTTGATTCTTTATCATATGAAACACGAGCAGCATTTGCAATTGATAAATCGTTACCTAAAGTATCAACTAGCCTTACATAACCTTTGTCTAAAATATCTATCTTCATGTCTTAAGTATACAAAATTAAAATAACTTAGTCAATAGAAAATGGCCCAGAGTTTTCTGGGCCATCATAACTAATAATTGAATAGTTATACCTTTTTTCTGCCTGTTTTCTTCGGAGCAGTTAAATTGGTTTCTCTACGGATACCATGCTTATTCGTATCTACTTTAATAGCTGGCTTTGGTCCTGCAAATCCTGATTTAAACTTACCTTGTGATGGCGACTTTGCTGTTGCTTCTCTTGAAGTTAAAGCACCTGAGGCTTCGTTGTTTCCTGGACTTGCCATTCCAGTTCCATTCTCTGACATTAATTCATATCCATTTCTGTTCTTGAGACTCCAAGATTATTCATGGAATCTGTCCCGAACATTGATGGTGAATCAAGCTGTCCTGGACCTACATCGTATACATTTTGATTAGGCATTTCTGCGCCCATGAATGCTTCTGAATTGCATCCACACATTGCACACATTATTAGTTACCTGTACCGAATGCAGATGTCTCAGCTGCAGTGTGAACCATCTTGTTTGTTAGTCCTGCTTCACCTTGTGATGACTTGTCGGTTGCAGGGAATGCTGATCCTGGGTTTGGTGAATATCCACCGTTGATTGTATTTGATCCTGACTGCTCTCCTGTGTTAGCAAAGCCGTCTGTATTAATTCCTGACATTTTGTTCTCCTATAGGTTTAATTTAGATGGGTCTAGATCTCCATCCATCTATATATTATATCATTTAGTTGATTAAGACTTATAGATCTTATGATAACAGTCGTCACATATGACCATATATCTAGTTTCAGAGGTAGTTATTTTAGTTGCCTTATTCTCACAACCCCTGATCTCACATATTTCTTCTAATGAGGTATCCCTTGCCACTACTGGCCTCTTTCTATTTTAGATATTATAAATCTAATAGTTTCTTCTGAACTCCACTCATTAGGAATTTCTAGATCTTTTATCTCTTTAATTAAATTTTCTTTGAATGCTTGCTTATATAGCTCAAACTCATTCACTTTACTTTTGTACCAAACCTAGCCCATACTCTTTCATGCAAGAAGTATCCTAGTGCTTCCCACCCAATATATAAAATGGCTCCTAGGCTTGCGTACTCCCATTCACCAGTAAAAATATAAATTACTCCTGCAACTCCTACTAGGTGAAATGTTTCCCAGCTTGCTGTCTTTAATAGCGTTCTTTTAGTTGATTCCATATCTCAATTCTAGCATTTAAATGTTAAAGGGGCAAGACCCGAAGATCCTGCCCCTTTAATTGAAGTTATTTACTTCTTAAGTGCAACCTTAGCCTTTGGATTCTTAGCGTTCCACTTCTTAGCAAGGGCATTATACTCTGCGATATATGTTGCCTTTGCTGCTGCAGCAGCTAAATCTGCTGCAGCCTTTGCTGTTGCTGCATCTGCTGATGCCTTTGCAATTGCATCTGCAAGTGCCTTGTCTGCTGCAACCTTATCTGCTGCACGTCCAGCCTTCTCTGCTGCGAGAACATTTGCTGCTGCCTGTGCATCGAGTGCACGTCCAGCCTTCTCTGCTGCGAGCTGTGCAGTAAGTGTTGCAACTGTTCCGTTAAGATCAGATACTGTAAATGCTGCCTGTGCTGCCTTTGTTGGTGCTGTCAAACCAGCAACTGTTGCTGCTGATGTAGCGCCTGTGACTACAACTGTGACTGTTCCAGCAACGCCAACTGCAAGTGATGCAGTCTTTGAGCCAGCAACTAGAGTTGTGTCTGCTGCTGCTTCTGCTGCTGTAGAAGTAACAAGTGTCTTTGTGATGGTTCCATCTGCAAATGTTGATCCAAGTACTGTTGCAGTAATCGTCTCACCTGTAAGAATTGGATTACCAAATACGTCTGTAGCAGATACAGTTACTGTTGGGATAGTTCCAACTGCTGATGCTGCTGGGACTGCAACTGCAACATTTGATGCTGCTCCTGCTGTACCCTTAACATAAACAATAGTTGAATAAGCACCATTTGTAATGGTAACTGTTCCGACCTTTACGCTTGTTGTATAAGCATAAACAGTTACTGCTGATCCAGCAGATGTAACTGAAAGTGAAGATACTCCAGATGCAATTGTCTTAGGTGCATCTGTTGTGTGTAGAGCAGTTACAAGCTTAACTGTATCTGATGCTACGAATGATACTGTAGTACCTGTGTCAGCTGTCGCTGCAAGTGCTACTGATGTTCCAGATGTAATCTGGTTTGCTGCTGGTACCGCAACTGTTGCGGGTGCTGCAGATGTTGTTGCGTTTGTTACTGTTGCAACTGTAACGGCAAGCGGTGCTGCCGAAGAAGGTGCTACAGAAACGCTGATAATTGCTAGAGCTGCAGCAGTAGCAATTGATAGTTTCTTAAATGACTTCATTTAATTTATTCTCCTTATTTCCTCTGCCTCTTAAATGAGCACAGAATTCTAGTTTAGTTCATTGACTCTTACATGGAATGAACACGGATCTCCGCCTTCTTCCCATTCTTGCATTTCTTCATCTGACATAGGACCACCATCGTGAGTATTACAAAATACATCTGATATCCAGCCCTTATCAAAACCGTACTTCATCCAATCGTCAAAATTTAGATCCATCCCTCTAACTCCTTAATTAGCTTATGCTTTGGCATTGCGCCAACAATTGTCTTCACAGGGACTTTATCCTCAAATACGATTATAGTGGGAATTGAAGATACATTATACTTAGAGGCTATATCAGCAGATTCATCTGCATCTACCTTTCCAATTATAACATTAAACTCTGACTCCAACTCTTCTAAAATTGGCTTCATCTTTTTGCATGGGCCACACCACTCTGCCCAGAAGTCTATTATAGCAGGACTATTATTACCAAGAAACTCTTCAAAGTTATTACTGTTGAGTATCATAAGTCTATACTAATCCTTTAACGCTTCTGCTGCTTCATTGAACTTATTCATGAAGTTTTGCACAACAAACAGGGTGGTTTCATGTGCATTCTTAGAAAGTGCTTGGAATGCAATCTCATTCCTATCTTCCTCAGGCATTGCAGAGACCCAATTATTGTATAGGCCTGTAGCAACGTCCTCAATGATGCCTTCAAGTACTGTTTGCTTGCTATCCATTAATAGCACCAGCTAAATTAATAAGCTTGCCGAATGGTACCTGAGCACTCTTTGTTGCAATATATGTCTTATCAAATAGTTGATAAAGCTGATCATAAGAAAGGGTTGGCTTAGCAGTTGATAATGCAATCCACTTTGCTGCTGCGACTTGTGCTGATATAGATGTTCCTGCAGCATTAATCTCTAGTCCGCCTGGAACTGAAACCTTCATAATACCTAGAGCATAAAAGTCTGTTCTCAAAGCATCTGCATTTGAGTAAGTTGCAATCTCATCGTATTGATCTACAGCTCCGATAGCAATAGATTCATTAATGCATGAAGGCCAGTCAATTCTCTTATAGTCTCGGCCATTACCAGTAGGGAAAAATGTTGGGATACCATTACTCTTTAAAGATATAACTAAATTCTTTGTTGTCGCTGTATTAGGGCAATAATCTACTAAGTTAAGCAAGTTGTGATGTCCCTGAGACATAGCAACCGCTTTAATGTTAAATCTAGATGCATTAGCAGAAACCCAGGAGAGTGCTTGATGAACTGTTCTTTCATTAGCTATCTGTCGTTCTCCTTTGAGAGTATTGCCAATAATTCTTACAAACACAATATTCATATTTGGATTTGATCTAATTGCTGCAGAAACCATTTGTGTTCCATGACTAAATGTCTTATTTGATACAAAAGCTGCTGGGTAAGTTGTACCTGACCCTGGACCTTCCATAAATGACTTACCATTTGGACAAGTATTCCATTCTAGGATACATACTTCATACGCAATACGGCCAGCAAATTCTGGCACAGATGTATCGATTGCTGTATCAAGTACAGCCAGCGTAGGCACAGTTGTTGTCTTTGACTTCAACGCAGCATTTGCAGTGCCTGGGAGTGTGAGTGTAATGGCTACTAGAGCCGTGATTAGTTTTTTGTTCATGTGGTCAATTCTACTAAAATAAACCAGCCATGTCAAGGGTTTTTATACCACTTACCTGATTCAATATCTTTAAATGCTTGTTCTCTTTCATCTTCTTTTTGCAAAAGCTCTAACAATGCATTAGACATTAGTTCAATATGCTGCGAAAGATACATTACATGCATCTCTAACTGTTCAATTCTTTTTTTATTTCTCATCTGTTCCTGGCATTTGATCTATTGGAGTAGGCGCAGTCGCCAAACTACCGCAATTTGCACATTGCATATCTAATAAATACTGTGCAATTTCTGAGTCTTTAAAAGTCACCTTTAAGTAAAATACTTCTCCTCCACAGACACATGTATGCGTAGGCGTTCCTCTTAAATCCATATAAGGCTTATCATACTCTTCTTCAATATCTTTATTTAAATTTAATAAAACTTCTTTGCTAAAAAGTAGTACCTGATATCTTTTAAAGAAGGCGCTGATCGATTCAATACTCTTGTAGCTTAGTATTGTGGCTATTAATCCTATAAGCCAGTTCATAACTCAATTATACTCTAAACTTGAATATATGTAAAGGGTGGTGCTACACTCATAGAAAACTCTGATGCAGCCTCTAATGCTGTTTTAATACGCATCTTAGGATTCTTCTGGTTCTTTGTCGCATATAGTGCTCCCATGGCAAAGAAAGCTCCGCTGCCTTCTGCCATATAATTAACTACTGCTTCACCAACATGGAAGTCTTCATCTATAGTAAAGATTCTACCTTCTACTCCGATCAAGAAAATTCCGCCTTCGTCTTCCTGTCCAGGAACTATGCTGCCATACCCATGAGCACGAAACGCCTCCTTGACGGAATCAATAAACTTTGTTCGCATAAACTTATCTAAACCTGAATTAGTTTTTGTTGGAGTATACTTTGGTGGAGTCCAGTTATACTGAAGAATCTGACCCATTCTGAATGAATCAGTAAATGCAACTCCGTATTGTCCAACCTTAAAACACTTTGGTTCTTTTCTTGCTATGATCCATCCACTTTTATCGTCTGAAGCAGCATGATCTGATCCCATATAAACTGTGCCATTTTGGGCTATGGCTACGATGCAAGTCATACTATAAGTATACTAAATAAAAATTCGTAGTGCTAGCTCTCTTTTAAATGCATATCAACTATAGATAGTTTAATTAATGTCTCTTCAAGCTCAGCTTTTACTGAAATTAGATCCTGTACGGTTGAATAATATTTATCCTTCCATTCTGTTAAATCTTTTTCAAGCTGGTAAAGCTGTATTTTTAGATCTTTTAGCTCTAATTTTAGGTGATCTTGATACCTTTCAGCTTCTCTTATTTGCTCTTTTTTACGCTCTTGGCGAGAGGCATAAATAGCTGTGCCCAGACCAGATGCAATAGATGCAACAATAGCCAGGGCTACGCTATATATGTCAATAGTCATTATTAACTAATTATATCTTATAATTAGTCTTAAATCATTAGTTCTTGTGCTGAAATCTCTTCACCAATATATCGTCTTTTAACTATTACTTCCCTGACAGTATCAATTCCATTTTGTCTACCGCTTAATATAACAACCCATCTAGGTTCTAGTTTACCAGTAATACATGATTCACATAGGAATAAGTTAATTGGCAGTAATGTAGATTTTTTTACATTAAGTTTATTCTTGCTTTTATTGCATGAGTAGCAAAGTATCTTATCCATTGTTCTCTTCCTCTACACGCTTGAAGACGATCTCATCTACAACCGAAAACTCTTCATTCTCTAAGAGTTCATTATATTCAATTCCATCTTTATTATAAGTAACATTTGAAGCAAAAGCACCAAGCTTTTCAACAGATCCAAACACTCCTTCAGAATGTATAAACACTATATTGACTACTTCATACCACTCTTTCACTTGGCACCCCTTCCAATTCACATCTAACTCCATAAGATTCGAGTAGACTTTTTACTTTAGCTACATAATCAATTACTTTTTCTTTTTCAATACCATCAAATTGAACAAAGTTATCTTCATATAATCTTATAGCTAGGAAGTCTGGGTACATCACAATGTCCATTAGTAAAAACATTGGCTGCTTTAGCTCTCTAACTTTCTTTTTCATTTCATCCGTATAGAACACTGGTTTATTTGGCTCACCAGTCCATTGGTTTATTCCATACTTAAAATGCTCATTTTGCTTATCTATGCTTTTATCAATGAACATTTTTCCTCTTCAATCTTTTCCATACTTCTGGAGTCTTATGTAAGTTTTTATTTTTATCTATTGATCCAGAGTTCAAATATACTCCGCCCCAAACTCCGTATTCATTGTTTTCTACACCAGACTCATAACACATTGAAATGATAGGACAGGAAAGACATGCCTCATCAATGTTCTTTGCAATATTTACATCATTTTCATAAACATCAAAGAACAGATCAGTATTCATTCCTTGGCATGCAGCAAGGTGGAACCACTGTATGCTATCTTCATCTACACCTAAATTATTTAAAATGCTTGACATATTTTACTGGAAGAATCCAGATCCCTTCGTTGTTAACCTGAAATCTGTTTGAAATTCCCCAGGAATCTTTTCTGAACAACCCCTTGATACTATTAAAGCCATTTGGATTTTTATCCCACAGAACTAATTCATAGTTTTCCCAATATGAATCTCTATGGTTATTCTTATATCGAGAGATAAAAACTTCAACTCCCTTTGTGTTTAAATGTAGCATAGTCCTCTAAACATAAATGCAGCATCCCATGTATAATTATACACGAAACACTGCAGTTATGTCAATATGTTATTTAAATATTCCAGACCAAATTGATTTCTTGACTGTTTGAGATTTTTCTACTGGTACGCAGTTTGGAACCATTCTGCCATTCTTTTCTTTCATTCCACGCTGAGTATAACCAGTCCAGCAAGCCTTTTCCATATTATCCCATTTATCTTCTTCTTCGTTATCTGAATCATAGGATTTACTCATGCACTCTTCGCATTCATCGCAAGACATACTTTTAGCTTTGCATGTTTCACAGCCACAATCTTCATATGCTTTTGCTATTGGCCAATTAACTTCATTTTTCTCTGGATCTCCTACTGGAGCTGGTCCTTCTATTTCAATTCCAGCATCCTCTGGGTCTCCTGGCTCTGGCATTTCTGCTTCATCTTCCATTTCATCTTCTTCTGGAACCTCTAGCATTGCCTCAATAGCCTCATGTAGGGCCTCTACGACTGCATATAGCTGTTCTCTAGTAACTTCTGGTCTAAGAGCCTTAGTAATTTCTTCATCATCTGGTATTTCAATTACCTGATCAATAGGATTTACAACATCATCAAGGATATCTTTGATCTCTTCTGCTAATTCATTTGCTGTAAGAGACTTCTTCATATTTTTTTCTCTTTCAACAATTTTTCTGGACCAGGAATATCCTGCATCTCCGCCCCAAGCAAGCCACATGATCTTGCCATTTGAAGGGTTCTCTGCATTATCCCAGTCTTTACCTTTTTTATCTACTTCGTGTCTGGAGAAAAAGGAATACATTCTCTTAACTGTACTTAAGCTAAGAGTTTCTCCTCTGGCAAGCTGGCCTGCTCTGGTCCAACCAACTGCTGTTCCTGCACCGTTTGCCTTTCCCTGCTCTTTTAATTTAATAGCACGACGTGCTGCAGACTGCATTCCTGCGGTTGGCTTGTAACCCTCTTTTGCCATATTACTTCTCCTTAAGACTAATCATTTTAACACTTTTAATTTCTTTATCTACAGATAGAATATCTTTTATATATTCTTCTGCATCATCAGCGGTAAATGCCTGTACTTCAGTATCTATTTCTAGCTTTACCTTATATGTGTTCATGATCCTAGTATACCATTTATTCTGCTAATGTGGCAGAGCGCTGCTTTGCTACTTTTTCAGACATTTGACGCTCTTCGACCTGTGTATCAGCTACTGTTTTTGCGCCTTTATCAACTGTTGAAAAAGCTGCATTTATTTCATCAAGTGTAAGCTTTCCATCGTCCATAAATGCACGAGCTAGCTTTTCTACTACAGCAGCTACTGCTGTAAGACCAGCGACTGTTATTGCTGTGATTGTATCAACACCAGCAATTGCACCTGCTCCAATAACACTTAATCCTGATGCTGCAAAAACAGCAATAATTCTCATCAAAACATTGTTTAGACTTTTCATTTTATTCCTCCTTATTTCTTATTGGACTGGTTATAACCCAAATTGCAGTAGTTATCATAATTCCATAACCCACTACAGTTTTAGCACTTCCGTCCAAAACTACCCAAGCGATAAACATACCGAGAAGGGTCCATGCTTGGTCAATCATATCTTTAATGATGTTCTTTATTATTCTTACCATCTTCTTCCTCCTCTTGAACCTGGTGAATTGGCTCCTGAGCCTCCACCAGAACTTCCTCCGCCACCTGATCCTCCGCCTGTTGCTCCACCTGCTGCTGCAACTGCATTAATTGCAGCTCCTGCTGCTACTACTGTTGCTACAACCATATCCGTTGCCTCTTCTCTTTCTGCTTCAGTCATATCTGCACCAATGCTTCCAAGCGCTGCTAATGCTGCTCCTGGATCTGTAAGTGCTGCTTGTAATAATGCTCCTGGGTCTTGAACTAACTCAACATTTGCAGCAACTTCTGCTGTAATAACAAGAGCATTTCCATTCTCGTCTGTTCTTAACTCAATTGGAGTTGAGGGTGGGAGATCAGCATATGAAACTCCTGATGCATGCACTTGCGCTGCAGATATTGATTCTCCTGGCTTAAGATTTTCAATAAGAGCTTCTACAACTACTGCTTTTTCTTCTTCAGATAGTTCTTTACCAGCTTTAGCTTCTTCAGCTAATTTATCTAGTCTATCTTGCTCTGCTTTAGCAGCCTCTTCTTCAGCCTTTAATCTATCCGCTTCTTCCTTTGCTTTTGCTTCTTCTTCAGCTTTCTTTTTTGCCTCAGCTTTTGCCTCTTCCTCTGCCTTTAATTTAGCTTCTGCTTCTGCTTTAGCCTTAGCCTCTGCTTCTTCTGCTGCCTTTAATTCTGCTGCAAGTCTCTCAGCTTCAGCTTTAGCTTCTGCCTCTGCTTTTGCTTTGGCCTCTTCCTCGGCTTTTTTAGCAGCCTCTTCTGCAGCAATTCTTTCTGCCTCTAATCTTTTAGCTTCTTCTTCTGCAGCAATTCTTTCTGCCTCTGCTTTTGCTGCAGCCTCTGCTGCTGCTTTGGCTTCTGCTTCTGCCTTAATTCTTGCTTGCTCTGCTTCATACGCTTGCTGTGCAGCAACTCTTGCAGCCTCTGCTGCTATTGCTGCCTGTCTAGCTATTTCTGCCAATCTTGCTGCTTCAGCAACCCTTGCTCTTTCTGCTTCTTCTGCTGCAAGTGTCTGTACGACTAATGTCTGTGCTTGTGATACGGATGTATTCATCTCTGAAACCGCATTATTTACTGCAACAATTGCTGAATTTAATTCATCTTGTGCATCTACCAAATCTTGCTCTGCCTGAGCTAAATCTTCTTCTGCTACACTAAGATCTTCATCTAGCAAGTTCAAGGTTGTTTGAGCTACCTGTAGATTTGTTTGAGCTGTTTGTAGAGCTTGAATTTGTTCTGGGCTTGCAGTAGATGTAGAAAATTCAGCTGCAGGAATAACTGCCCATCCTAAATTATCACTATATCTTAATAGATGAACCGCTGCCCCTCCACCATTTTCATAGTACCATAAGTCCAAAGCTTTTGCTACTCCAGCGGTAGTCATAACATCAGCAGTTGATCCACCACCGCCTTTATCAAACCAGTCATTAATAACTAGTTCGCCGTCAAGGTATAACTTAACTCCATCGTCTGCTGAGACTGTAATATATTGTGTTCCAGTATATTGTGGTGTCCATAAGCCTTGCCATCTTACCTGGAAATCTTCTGTTACTACTGTTTGTGTAGTAGTTGTTTTTGTAGCAGAAACATTATCTACTGCATAATAATCCCAATCCTGTGGAATACTTATAGAAACAATTGTTTTACCTGCAGGAGCATTAAATGTTTCTCTATGAACATAATTTTGATATTCAGAACTGACATTGTGTTGAATAACAAATGGCTCTACAGTACCGTCTGAATATGTTACAGCACCACTTGAATTACCATTTTTTGCAAACACATCAAAGCTTGCTGCTGTTGTATTTGCTGGAAGCGTTATCATTGTTACTGCTGTTGGTGAATATAAGCTTAATGATGGATCTTGTCCTGGGCTAGGAAACCCAATTGATCCAATATATACCCCGTTATTATTTGTAGTGGAAACTGGTATACCATTAACCGCAATACCTATTTCAGTATTTAATGTATTATTAGCGAATGTTTCAGTTACTGTTGTAGTAGTTGTTGCACCATTTACAGTTGGTCCTCCGCCTCCCCACTGCTCGCTAATACCATTTGTGTCCGTTCCAGTATAAACAAGATTTCCACCAAGAGCTGGGGAAGCATTAGTTCCTGGATTGTGATATACAGTCATTGTAAGTCCAGGTGAAGTGTTTTCATTTACTACTGCAGTTGCTGATTCAACTAAATCTAATTTAACCTCTACTACTGCAGTTTGAGAATCAACTGCAATCTGTGCCACTTGAACATTTTCTTCTGCTTCTGCTACCAAAACAGTGGCTGAATCAACCTGTGTAACAGCAACAGTAGCACTATCTACAGCTGCTTGAGCTTGAATAATTGAATTTTGAGCCTGTGAAATTGTTGCTGTAATTGTCTCTGTAGGCTGAGTAATTAATTGTGAATTTGATACCACTTGAGCTGTCGTTGACTCAGCTGCAGTAATTGATGATTGAGCCTGTTGCAAAACAACTGCTGGATCTAATGTTGTTACTGTTGCAGTATCTGTAATTTGAATTTGGCTGGTATTTGTTGACTCTGATGGTGTTACCTGGACTGTAACTTCATCAGCATTTGCTATTGATGGACCTACAATAAAAAGCCAGCCCATAACAAATAGGCTGGAAATAATAACACGAATTCTGGTCAACTGATGACCCTCCTAAGTAATAAGAATTGTTTCTTATTACTTAGTAATTATATCAGATTTAAGTTAAAACTACCTAGGATTATCTGTCTTGTAAAAGCCATTACCTTTAAACTGAATACCAGCTGGCGTGTAGTGTCTTTGCATATCTTTACCACAATCAGCACATGTTTGATTAGGCTGATACTCTTTAATTGACATGTTGAATGGAACAACCTTATCATTGCATTCACATTTATACTCATAAACTGGCATTACTTACCGCTCTTCTTCCTCGCTTTTGCTAAGGCGTCAAAGTCTTTAACCTTAGTATCTCCTAGGTATCCCCATGCATGACCATCTGCAATCATCTTTTCATTTAATGACACATCTGATCCATCTAAGAACACCCATCCTAAAATTCTTCCGTACTTCTCAGAGCTATCCATCTTCTCTGTTTTGATCACAATAGATTTAGCTGCATCTATTTCATGCTTTAGATAGGCCTTTGCTTCTAGCCCTAATGCCTTCTCCATCTTATCTGTTGTTCTGCTCTCTGGTGTATCAATACCTGCAAGTCTTACTCTTGAACTAAATGAGATATCAAATCCGAGATCAATGTCTACATCAATTGTATCCCCGTCTACAATTTTTGTAACCTTTTTAACATAATACTCGAACATAATTCTCCTTAAATTTAAAGAGCAGTTTAAACACTTGCTCAGGTGTATCCTAAGGCGTAACTACTGGCCCGTGTCCCATCCGAATGGGACAAACCAATTATACCTTATTTGATTTTAATGGTCTTTGGCTTTTTATGTTCTGGAACTTCACGCTTTACAATTACATAAAGCATTCCATCATTTAGATCTGCTGAGTCTACGTACATATACTCTCCAAGAGCAAATGTTCTTGTAAACTTCCTGCCAGCGATTCCTTTATGCAGATATTCTTCTACATCTTCTGGTCGTTCTCCCTTAATTGAAAGAACTCCATCATGCTCTGTAACCTCAATAGAACTCTTGTTATAGCCAGCTACCGCTAGCTCTACTACAAAAGTATCATCATCTACTTTGCGAACATTGTAAGGTGGGAATCCAGATTGCTGGTGTGTGGTATTTGTTAATCGGTTAAACATTTTATCAAATCCAATAAAGAATGGATCATTTAACCATGTTGGCCCTAAGGCATTTTCTGTTGAACTAATGTAACTCATTTTATTTCTCCTTTAAGCAAATAAATTAATATACGGGCCCCGTTTGGCGACCCGTATATTATTATATAATTTATATTAAGAAATTGCAACTACTTCTTCTTAGAAGCCTTAATGATTCCATCCAATGTAGTTGTATTTACTGTCTCTGTAGCAGCAGCTTTTGGCTTTGCTGGCTTCTTGGCAGCTGGCTTCTTATTTGTTGTCTTTGAAGCTTCTAGAATACCTGCGAGTGTGGTTGTATTAACTGTCTTTGCTGGCTCTTCTGCTTTTGTTTTTACAGCCTGACCAAATGCTGGGCGACCAAATCCTACGATGAATACTGGCTGGCTCTTGCGAAGCTTTGAACCGTTCTTCTTCTTGTAAGCACGATTCTTAAGACATGCTTCTCCGCCGTTTCGCTGATCTCCCTTTTTATCTGGGCTAGTGTTTCCTTCGACAACATCTACTGTGCCATCATTGTTAACTGCAACAACAATTCCTACGTGAGAAATTCTATCGACGCCATCGTTTGGGAAATCAAAATAAACGATATCTCCAACTGCAGGGGCTGCTGTTTCTACTGGCTGCCATGTTCCTGCCTTCATAAATGCTTGTGCTCCTGCTGGAGTATAAACTGTGTTAGGAACTTTTACTCCTGCTTGATTTGCACACCACATAACAAACGAACCGCACCAAGGCTGGAAGTTTGATTTTGTAAATGCGCCATACTTTGTTTCATTATCTTTTGGACCTTCAATGTATCCAATTTCAGCAAGGGCGACTTCGACTAGTCGTGCTGCTGATCCTTGTACTGCTGTCATTTATTATCTCCTCTTAAGATTGATTTATTTATTTTTTTATTATCTGCTTCTGATGCATATAATGCTCTCATATGTGCTTTTGCTTTTGACTCAGATACATGGCAACCTACAAGCTCACCACTTTCTTTTACAACTGCAAAGCCTTTACATCCTGCTGTATTTCTTTTTATATTCCAAGGCATCTTAGTACCCCTTTCAATACTTACAACTATTATACCATTTTGTGCCCCCGATAGGATTCGAACCTATGGCCTAAACATTAGAAGTGTTCCGCTCTTCCTCTGAGCTACGAAGGCATAAGCTTAAATATCGTAACCGAACTCTCTTAAAACCTCTATACCTGCTGGAGATACATTAACCATTGCCTTTAAGTTTTCATCATATTCTATATCTACCAGCTCTTTCTTAAAAAGCTCCATCATGGTTTCTTCTACCATCTTCATATGCACTTCCCATAATTCTGGAGCAACCTCTTTTGCTAGATCTGTAATCTTATAAAGGAATTCTCCATCCTCATTTACAGTATCTATTTCTACGGCACCAATTTCAATATAATGATCAAACATCTTTGACTCGTAGTCTTCCATTTTTTCTCCTTGTACAGTGGGTCGGACTCGAACCGACGATTACCGAATTATGAGTTCGGGGCTTTAACCGACTAAGCTACCACTGCTCATGGTAGAAAGTATACTTCTATTCAGAAGTCTTGTCAATAGATTGTTCAACTATTTGTTGAACATATTCAGAAAAATGTTTTCTCGTTCCGCCAGGAGGCCTTGATCCGTATGTATTCCAAATTCTAGTGTATTCCATTATATTGGCAAACGTGGTGGGGCATACAGTTATGCCATTAAATTCACGCATAACAGTGGGTAGCGGTACATGCTTTCCACAACACTTACATTCTTTAGCTCTATCTTGATATATACTCATAGTACCGTCATTCCCTCTATTGCTTCTTTCAAGTCGTTAGGCATTCTTGGTGGCCTAATTAAATTAATTGAATCTTTCTTTAATTCTTCTAATTCTCTCATATGGCTATCATATCCATATGTATGTATCTGTACTTCATTATCTCTGGCTGGTCTTGTTCTAGAAATTGAATTATATATTGCGCCACACACAGCATCGGCAAGGTCTTTAGATCCCTTTCTTGGGTGATCAACCTTATCTCTCATTATCTTTAGCTGAAGCAATTCATCTATTAATAAAGATATGGCTGGACCTTTTAATCTTTCTTCCGCCACAACCATAGCCATATCATCGTAATGCTTTTTAGCTACAGATAATGTTTCTGTGTTAATTCCATACTGCTTCAACTGCTGCATCATGTCATGGGAGTTCCAGCGGTCAAATGTGCATACCCCTATGTTAAATCCTCTGGTCTTTAAAGATAATATATAGTCCTTAACCTCTGTAAAATCTACAGACTTTTCTGCAGTTGGAGTCCAATATCTTACAGCATCAACCTTAACTATTGGTGCTGGCTGTGAGTATTCATTTGTAACCTTAACATTAACCCACCTATCAACATGTGCTAAAGCAACAGCACAATGGTCATGCTTTTGTGCCAAGTCAACATGTATGAAGTATTGCTTGCCTTCTTCTGGAATAAACCACTCTTCAAGTCTTCCAAACCTATCTACTGCTATAGCCATATCATTAAATGCCAACTCAATTTTCTCTCTTGATTTAAAGAATGCATCTACCATTTCTGGTGGCATACATGCAAAACGGCCAAGAGCATCTGGCATATTCTTATAAAAGTCTACCTTAAAATCTTCAATCTTTTTAGTTGGATTTACTTCCCATGTAGGTCGCTTTAGAGCATATGTTTTAGGATAAAGATAAGACTTAATGTGATCTTCTTCCCACTCAACGATTATCTCATTGCCCTCAGTTCCGTCTGGCAAATCTTCATCCATCTTCAACTTTTTACTTCTAATTACCACTTCTTTTTCTGCTATAACGCCCTCATAGAATTTTTGAATAGGATCATTTTTAAATCTTGGGAACGAAAGCAGAATGATCTTTCCGTAGTCTGGAAAACGTGACATTACTGATGCACGATACATGTCGTAAAGAGCATCAGCTGTCTTTGCTTGGTCATGACCAGTTGTATTCTCAATAGCAAATCCTGAAATTTCGTCGAGAATAACTGTTATAACGTTATATCCTTCCCAAGCTTCACGCTCAGAGTGTCCAGAATAAACATTTACATTTTTGTCAAACTTCATCTCAGAAGCTTTTGGATCGTACTTGCCAACAAACCATGGGGAAAGCTCAATGCGTGTCTTAAAACCCTTGAAGAAGACGTTGTTTGCCTGCTGTGCGTTAACTGCTATGTTAAGAATATCAATTGTATCTCCAGGTGGCTTTCCATAATAAGATGCTGGATCCTTTAAGCATAATAATAAATAAACAATTCTAGCCACAGAAATTGTAGATGAATAGTCTTTACCAGATCCTTTACCTAGCTGTGCAATAACTTCGTTGCAGGTTTGCTTAAACTGTCTTTTGCCTTCTTCTTCACCAAATAATTTTATTAGAGTAGATTCTTTATAAATGGTCGAGCTTTTTTCAATTAATGTATATTGATATTCAGATAGTGGTGGCAATCCTAGGTAGTCTGGATGGGTTACAAAGGTGCGTAAATCAACTGGACGCTCTTCAAACTCTTCTCCGTCAAGTAGGTCGATAAGGTCATCGAAATTAAAGTCCACTGACTTCCTCAATTATCTCTATAGGCTCAACGACTCCCGATATCTGAGAAAGCCTCCTGGCAACATCCATTTTACACTTAGGGCATGTAGATGTAACTTCCTTCAGGATCTTGACTAGGACTTCCTGCTTTCTCTCTGTCTCTGCAATCTGTGTTGCAATCTCGTTATTTTCAAGTACTCCGACAGACTGAAGCATTGCAATTCTTTTTGTCTCAATATCCGCAATTAGCTTTAACGCACCAGACTTAATACCCAATTGTCCGCTCTGGTCAGCATCTTCTACGGTTTTCCATGCCTCTTTAATTAGCATTGCATAATGTTGATCTGCTCCAGAAATAGCTTCTTTTGCTCGATCTCTAATTGCACTATCGTTATGGACCACAGACTTCCAGTCCTCAATGAGTCCTAGAACTTCTTTTCTCTGTAGTCCAGTAATTGTTGCAATCTGAGTGGCACTATTGCCTTTTAATAACTCAGAAACAACCATATTCATGCGGTCATAATGCTCCGCTAATTCTATTTCAGCCATATATAAATTATACCATATCTTAGTTGACTAAGATTGATTAGCAATTTTAAGTAGGATTAAATAACCAATTAAATCATCAATGTCATTATCTCCAGCAAACCCTTGGGCATGATTAATTCTATTTAGCTTGTCATCAATACGCACCTTCAATTGCTCTACTGAATCAGACGAAGCAAACAGCCTCATTGGATTTAATGCTGAATCTCCATATGAAATATTCTTTTTAATTAGCATTTCTGCTATTTCAAGGCATTGACCTAGTATCTTATTACCTGATGGTGCATCTGTGGCTACTAATTGTAGATCTGTAATCCATTGCTGATATCCTTTATTTTTTTCTGGGAACCCCGCCATTATATTAATTTCTCCGTCCATGTTTTAGGTGTAGCATTTGTAATAAATTCTATAGGAAGATGATAATTAAAATCTCTCACTCCCTTAATTTTAATATATTCTATAAGTTCTGACAAGCCCTCTTCTAAAGAAACTTTTGTTTTATAATTTAAAATCTCTCTTGCTTTATTTGCAGAACAGTTAGCATGGAATACCTCTTGTGGTCTTCCAGGCATATATATCGGATCTAACTTAAAGTCTAAAAGCTTTGCAATTGTTTTTGCCAGCTCATTAATTGTAATAAACTCTTCATCTGGACCAATATTAATTATCATGCCATTTGCAACATCTGTTTCGCATGCAACCATAAGCGGATCGATGACGTCTTGCATGAAAGAAAAACATCGCTTTTGCTCGCCATTACCATAGATAATAGGTTGCTGGCCCTTTAGCATTCTATTAATCATAATTGATGCTACATTTCTAAAAGGATCATCATATTTTTGTCTTGGGCCAATGATATTGTGTGGAACCAAAATCACGTAATCCATCCCATGAGTCTCGCATAAATTTTTAATAAGCATTTCTGCAGCATATTTAGCAATTCCATAAGGATCTTGAGGCCTAGGAATCATAGACTCTACAAATGGGGTTATATCTTGAGATCCGTATCTTGCCATAGAAGACATATGAACAAATTTTTTAACACCATGCTTAATTGATGCACTAACTGCAACTGTAGTTATATGAGATGTATTTTTTGTAACAAGTGCTGGGCTAAATACTGAGAGGCCTTCATAGGCTGTGCATGCTGTATGTACAACAAGATCGACCTCAGAAAAGTGCTGCTCTACATCATCAAAGTTAGAAAGATCCTTTTGGTAGAATTCAACACCAGAAGGTACATTTTCTACATAGCCACCTATAAGATTATCAATGCCTAATACATGATGACCCCTTTTTAAAAATTCATCTGCTAAATGACTTCCCATAAATCCAGCAACGCCTGTTACTAATACTTTCATGCCACTCTCCTTATAGACAGAGTTATATTATCTCTGCCGTTTGTTTCTACAAAATTATTCATATTGTCTAGCTTATAGGTGTAACTATCTGATAGACTGTTAGCTATCTGAAGCCATTCTTCTTCAAACTCTTCTCTAATATCTTCAATGACATACCAACCATTTAATTCCAGCATAGGAAGGAGTTCATAAAATGTGTTCTTAGTTTCTTGTAAATAATGAGAACCATCATCAACAATAAAATCAAACTTTGTTCCACGCATCACAGACTTAAAATCTGTAAATGTCTGTATGATAGACTGATCTACATACATAGAGTGTATTCTATTTTCTGTAAAAAATCTCTCTATATTATTTTCTAACCCTATAATATTAGCATTTGGGAATAGCTCTTTCCATGCTCTTAGCGATGCTCCAAAATGTATTCCTATTTCAAGTACATTTTTTACTAAGCTTCTATCGTCAAATAAGGTCCCGTAAATATTTTCATATGTATGATATCCAGTCTTATCAGAATTATACTTTTCAAATATTTTTTTAAATAGTTCTACTTCAGCCATTCATTTTCCCTTCTTCTTTCAAGATTCCATCCAAGTACAGTATAATCTCCAGTAGACTTTTTATTCCTGTAATAGTCACCGTTTCTTTGTGAAGTACTCATATTTCTTATTGCAAAATTATTATCGCTTTTAATTGTTTGTGAAGCCCCATTATCATCTACCTGTATTCCTGGACATAATATTTTTTCGCTAAAGCCAGCTAAAACCATTCTATCATCAAAATCGTTATCTTCATAGTATGATGGATAAATATATTCATCAAACAGACCTATCTTTTTAACAATATTTTCTCCTAATGAAAAGCAACTGTAGTGTGCATTACTTTTAATGAAGTAATCTGGTCCGCTAAATTCCTCAAACTTATGAAGTTCGTTAGGTCTAAAAGATGTATCTGCAGATCCAAATAGCCAATATGGTGAATGCGGGTAACATTTAATTCCTAAATTCCATGATCCAGCTATGCCTTGATTTGACGGCATGCTTAATATATGAATGTTAAGTCTATTATCTTTAGCCTTCCATCCAGAATTAGCATTATCTATAATCAAAATATTATCTATAGGATGATCTATAGAGTCTAAAGTCTGTTCTAATAGATCAAATCTATTAAGAACTGGTATTATCATTACTGGAATACTCATCTTTTTTTAATTAATCCAAACTGCTCTAAGTATCTCTGTATAGTCATAGCAGACACTCCACACTCTTTACCGATCTCTGTAACTGTCTTTCTTTGAACCACATATCTTCTATGTAGCCACTCCTTGCTTTGATATAATTTCACTGTTGTTCCTTTGGAGATATAGTTCTATCTTCAGCTTGAATTGTTGAATATAATGCATTTAAAGCGCATCCTTTTCTAGCTGTTGGTGATATTGTGTATGAATTAAATTTTTCTTTATTATGAAAGATATACCAGTCTATTGGCCCTATGATTCCATTATTTTTTATATCTTTAATCATTTTTTTAGCTCCAGATTTTGTTAATAACCAACATAAGGTTGACCAGTTCTGATAAGTTGGTACAACTTCTTGATCACCATAGGTTTTGTCAAAATTAAAATACTGGTTTTCATGAACATAATAGCTAAATATATCCCAATCTTCTGGAAGTAAATTAATATATTCATATAGTAATAGATCAAAGTTGTTAAATATTTCAATGTCATCTTCCATCAAAACTAATACTTCATAATCTGATTCTAAAAAATTGTTTATTGCAACCAAGCTGCTAGCCCAAAGACCTATCTCTCCAGGCTTATATAGATATTTTACCCTTGATTTTAAATCTAAAACATTTTCACAAAAATTTTGATAATCTTCTTGATTTTTAATATGAATAGATTCTGTATAAAGCCTATCAATTTTACCATCTAGAAAAGAAATTACCTTATTATAAATTTCTTTTCTTTCAGTACTGGATTCACCTAATCCATCAATATGGAAAATGTTATAACACACTTTATGCTTATTCATCGTTCTGTAAGCACCTTATTTGCATAATGAGCAATTCCAAATGAGTCTGCTACATCAAAATCTTCAATTGATAGGCCGTATTTATTATTAAAATAATCTACAGTTCTTTGCTTTCTCATGTTTCTTAATTGATTTTTATACCATGAATCTGCATAGCCTGGAGATTTAATTCTTATAGCTTCCTTTTCTGCCTTAGTTGGATTCTTATTTCCAATATACGCCTGCCAAGCGGTAGGGCTAATAGTAATAACCTTAGCTCCAGTTGACATAAGCTCAGCAATAACAACTCCGTATACATACGATAGTTTAATTACAGCATCTGGAGATCTTACTAGGACAGCACCTTCCACAACAATATAGTCAGCCTTGAGCTCATCTAGCATCATGTTCATCTTTCTTTTGGCATCATATGTTTTTTCATATATGTCAGATCCAGCAAGATCTATTTTGCCCCACTTAATTGGAATATCATTTTCCATTAGGCAAAAGGCTACAGAATTTGTAGATGCATCTATACCTAATACACGATGAGCTTTTGTCTTAACTAGTTCAGCTAATTTCATTAATCATACCTAATATCTTTGTTTTTTTAGATGATCCGTTTTTCTTTTCACATATCACACATAAGCTTGACTGGTTATACCTACTCAACTGAGTTTTACAAACAGCACACTCACGATAAGCACCGTTGCGAATTGCTTTCTTTTCGTAATACTTTTCCATAATACGCTTATTTGTTGCAACTCTGCAGCATTCATCAGAACAGTATTTTTGATTGTGTGTCTTAGCCTCAAACTCTTTAGCACATTCTTTATTACTACATATCATAGTGTCGGCACCTTATACTTTTCTATTTGAACAGTGCCTACTGGAGTGTCTTTTGAATAGCACTCCTTTTTTATTGGACAATAAGTGCATGGCATCTTTGATTTAGTTGCACCTTCTGGTCTCATAGGAAGATCGCCATTATTAAAATTATCCCATACTTCCTGCATCCAAAGGAATGCCTCTTCAATTATCTGCTTATTCTTTTCATTCATTGAAACTGGAATAACTAAAAGCTCTTGAGTATTTTTATTCTCATAAAGAAAGAATCCCTCTTTAGCATTCTTTAACTTCATATATGTAAGAAGTTGAAGCATATGATTAGCAGAAGACTTCATCTCTGCCTGTCTTGTATCCCAAACCTCCTGCTTAGCAGTCTTGATTTCACCAATAACAAGCTCTCCGTCATACTCCATGATCAAGTCTATAAAGCCACGGATTGGAGGGTATTCATTAATAATCTCTTGTTCTTCTGCCACAAATTGTGGCATGGTAGAGATTAGCTTTTGAAGTCTTTCATGAGCCTGCGTACCCTGTGCCATATTAGCAACGGCAACAGCATCGTTATCATCAATAAACATTGCACCACTAAATGCCATATACCAATATCTTGGGCAGGTTCCATGACCATATCCTAGAGAGCTTGGGCTAAATGATTTCTTTGTCATTTCACCATCTGCCCGCTTAGTGTTTTTATATGATTCATCTAATAGTTGTGCAAAAAGTTCTGGGTCAAAGTGCTTACCTGTATGCTTTTTAAACTTAAGATTCTTTACAATATCCCTAGCCATTTATTAATTGTACCTAACGACATACTTAAGTGCATCTACAAGTTTGTCTATAGACTCCTTTACTGAATAATAAATATTCTTTTTATTATTATTTACTGATCCAGCCTTATCCTTTGCAATAGTAGAATATACAGATGCAAGTATAGCAAACTTAGTCGACATTGCTTGTAGTTCTATAATAAGTTGTGGAGCCTTTGCAGCTGGAACATCTGGCTTCATCAGTAGCTTAACAACTATTTCCAATGCCTTATCTAGCTGCTCGTCCTTCATAAATTCATGAAGATCGTTAAACTCTGTTATTGTGCTAATTGTTTCTAAAGTATTATTATCTGTCGCCATTTTCCCTTACCTTCTTATTATTATACCATGTAGCCCAAAGACCAAACGGATATCCTGTAACAAAACCAATGAGGACTCCGAACATAAATTCAATCATCTTCTTCCCACTTTTCTACCATTTGCTCAAAAAGGCTCCACTCAATTACTGCCAGCCTTGTCTTGCTGTTATCCTTGCCCAATATTATTTTCAGCACTGGATATTTATCTCTGCTAACCTTAAAGGTGTCTGTACATATCTTAGACCAAATAGACTGTGATATAGATATACTCTTTTCATACTCTTTATAGTCTACAACAAAATCGTGCCACTGAGCATCGCCTTTTTGATAATTACCACGCCCGCTATTTTTTTGAGCTTTGGCCCTATCACGCTTTACTTCTGATCTTTCTGACATTAGTTAATCACATATGTATTTGAATGACCATCTGGGCATGTCCAGGACATGGTAAATGTTGCTGGATCAAAATATGCTTCCCCAGCATCCTTATCACACTTTGAGCATGGCTTGTCTCCAGTTATTTTTTCCAGATTCGAAACCTGCTCAATGGTTGGCTTTGGACCAAAAAATTCATTAAGATTTGGCATTTATCTCTCCAATCAAGTTGTCTACAACATCTGGATTTTCTCTTAAATATGCGACAGCCTTTGCACGTCCTTGAAAACGTTCTCCATTTACTGTATACCATGCCCCACCCTTTTCTATAATGCCACACATTTCTGCAACGTCTAGGGTTTCTCCAACTCTATCTACTCCAAGAGTCTCTCCTTGATAATAAAAGTCATACTGTCCAGACAGATTTGGTGGTCCCAGCTTATTATAATCAATGATCCAATTTACTGGTCTGCCGACTCTTTGTTCAATGATTTTATCTCCCACCTTAATGCCAGCCTTAATAGCATTAGCCTCAGCCTCGCTAGACCAAAGTTTAATGACAGTAGAGGAGAAAAACTTAACCGCCATGCCACCCGTAGGGATATGACTTGCATGCATGCTACCAAATTGATTGCGTTGCTGAGAAATGAGAACAAGAAGCGTTTTCTTGTTTGCGTAATTGAGCATCTTAACTGCATGTGTCATGTCCTTTGCTTCTGCACCGATTTGCTTTGTGTCCTGCAAATCTTTTAATTCATTACCATCTTTTTCAAAGTAGATAGCTGGAAGCAATGCTGAGATAGAATCTACTACAATCATATCTACATCTGCTTCCATAAGTTTTGTAGCAACATCAACCATATCATTGACTGTTTTTGCTGGTGAGTAAATTAGCTTAGATGAATCTACGCCAAGAGCCTCTGCCCACGACTGATCATACGATGCCTCAGCATCAATCCAAGCACATGTCTTGCCTTCTTTTTGTGCCATAGCAATCATTTGCAGACAGAAGGAAGATTTTCCAGCAGACTTATTGCCCCACACTAAGACCTGTCTGCCATAACCTAGACCGCCTTTCAAGGACATATTGAGTCCGATACTTGGTGTCAGTTGTTTTTCTACTTTAACATCTTGAGCTGCTGTAACCCTAGCTCTAGTTTTTGGATCTAATTTTGATAATATACTATCGATATCTATTGTCATTGATTCTCTTTCTTTTGTATAAGTATAGCATTAAAACAAATTGCCGTGAAGCTTTGGGCGCTCTTTATTTTTATTAAGTTTATTTTCTAGCACTTCATCCAAGCTATGAATGATTTCTTCTTCATTTCTCATTGCTGCATAGATATCTAGCAAGCGGATAATTACATCCGCCATTTCTTCTACAACTTTTTCAGACCCTTGATTTTTGCGGATAGCTTCCAAAACCTCAGTAACTTCAGAGTGTACGAGAGCAAGTTTATTACCGACCTTATCATATGAATATTCACCCTCCCAAAACCCTTTATCTTTTGCTGTTTCATGAAGTACAGCAGATAGCGCATCTAGGCCATACTCCGTTACTATATTATTGCTGTTCATTTGTGCTCCTTAAGCTAAATGTAAATGATAATGATTCTGAATCATAATCGATAACTAATTCTTTGTCTTCTTTTTTTGCATCTAAAAATTTAAGTGTTGGTACTGTAATCTTTCCCTGCTCTTCCAAAATTGCAACAAGGATCTGATTAAGGCTAACTGATTTTACTAAATCCTCAATGTTTTCTGTCATTTAATTTCCTTTATACTTAAAGTTCCATCGTCTAATTTAGATAGAACAACCTTACACTTCATTCCTTCTCTCATTTTACCCAGAGCCATCTTATATAATGTAGGGAATGCAATTGCTCTGGTAAGCTCTTTATTCTTGTTTGTCATAACAATGTGAGCCATCATCTTGCCAGCCTTTGTTTTATATGGAGTAAAATTTACTACCATATATTCATCGTCGGCCATGTCATATTCTTTTGCATATAGATAATCAACGAATAGGTCAGATGACTCTGGCTTAATATCTTTAACATTAATATATCTTGCAATTCTATTATCTCCAACTAGAATAAAATACATTTGATTTGTTTCAATTTGTGTCTGCTCATGGTGAAATAGACCAATCGATCCAGTCTCATCAACAAGCTCTACTCTAGCCCAACCGTTTCCTCTTTTAATTGCCTTTACCATTCCAAACATAACGAATGATCCTAGGTCATCAAACTCTTCAATTGGACGAGCTTGAGATTTAATTCTGGGTGGGATTGATTCTAGATTAAATGTTGGTATGCCAAGGTACTCGTAGTAGTTCTCTTGCTCTGTACCAGATCTTGGATTATCCTCAAATGCTGCTCCACCAATCATGTTTAATGCAGTTACAGCACGACTATTAATACCGCTTCCCTTTTTAGAAGCCTTATCTACAAAATCCTTATAGTCTTTGAATGGTCTTAATGCCATAATTTTGTTAGCAATATTATCAGAGATAAACTTAATCTCTGCCAATCCAAAACGAATTGCGTCCTTTTGCAATGAGAAATAAATATCTGACTCATTGATATGAGGAAGCAATACTCTAAGTCCAAGTCTCTTAGCTTCAATTAAATATTCTGTTCTTGCATCCTTATCATTTTCATTTTTAAGGATTGAAAACATAAATTCAAGTGGGTAGTAATGCTTAAGCCAAGCCGTATAATAAGAAAGCATAGAGTAAGCAACAGCATGAGAACGATTGAAAGAGTAACCAGCGTGAGCCTCAAAGTCATGCCAAAGCTTTTCTGCATCTTCTTGACTAATGTGCTTTGTTGCACCTTCAATAAACTTGTCTTTAAATACATCAAACTCTTTTGCATCCTTCTTCTTACCAATAATCTTACGGACCTTATCAGCCTCAGACCATGACATTCCACCTAAGTGTACGCATGCCTGCATAACCTGCTCCTGATAAATAATAACACCATATGTATTCTCGGTAAAAGGCTTCATGATTGTATGCGTATATTCTACGGCTTCACGACCATGCTTTCTATTAATATAGGCAGCTCCTACAGTATTCATTGCTCCTGGACGAACCAAGGCGTTGGATGCAGCAAGATCTTCAAACTTGTCCACACCCATTTTAATTAGAAGATTTGTGTATGGCGTTGCTTCTGCCTGGAATACTCCCTTAGTATAGCCATCGCTTAATGTCTTATAAACATTTTTATCGTCTAAAGGTATTTGAGATAGAATGATATTCTTGCCAGTACGCTTTCTAATAGAAGAAATTGTATCTGAAATAACTGACAGAGTTTTAAGTCCTAGAGCATCAAGCTTGATCAATCCAATGTCTGCGACAGTATCCATATCATATGCAACAACTGGAATTCTACCTGATACCTTGTCCTGTGCATCTTCTCTAGACTCAATTGGGGCATACTTTCTAATATCATCTTTTGCTACAACAACACCAGCAGCATGTACTCCTACGCTTCTAATTTTTCCACGAAGTCTTTCTGCAAGCCATGTTACTTCTGGATATTTATCTCTAAATTCTTTGGTATTAGGAGAATCAAGGTAGTCTTCAAATGTGTCTATTTGTTTTGTTGCACGATTAACTTCTTGAAGTGGCACCATGAATACACGAGCAGCATCACGGATAACACCCTTATCTTTAAAATAAGTATATGTTGAAATAGAAGCAACATGCTTAAACTTTTTCTTTAAATATTCTTTTACTTCTTTACGACGACGGTCTTCAAAGTCTGTATCGATATCTGGAAAGTCATTACGCTCTGGGTTAATAAATCGGAAAAACAGTAGGTCATATTTAATTGGATCTACATCTGTAATGCCAAGGGCGTAGCAGACCAATGATCCAGCTGCGGATCCACGACCTGGACCAACCATGATATCGTTAGTCTTTGCCCAATTAATCATATCTCCAACCACTAGGAAGTAGGAGGCAAAATTCTTATCCTTAATAACTGCCAGCTCTTCTTCTAGGCGGGCCTTATAGACCTCATCAGAAGCCTTCCCAAGCCTCTCTAAGCCACTTTCAGCCAGTTCCATTAGCTTCTTGTCGGCGTTGGTCTTTGGGACTGGCAGAAGGTCAAGTCCACGATTAAACTCATACTCTCCCACCTTGGCTGCTATCTCCATGGTATTTTCATAAATATCAGTACGTGAGATTCCAGACTTATTAAAGTCAGCCTCAATTTCTGAGCGTGACTGAATAAATAAATTATAATCCTGAAAAGAAATACGACGATCAGGATATAAGTAATTAAATCTATCCATCATGTCCTTCATGTTTCTAGACATATCGAAGTCGGCATCTTTATCAGCCTTTGGAGATGTTGATAGAATAAGCATAGCCTCTTCTAATATCTTATCTTCACCTTTAGCAAAGTGTGCATCTCCTGTTGCTACCGCCTTGATTTTGAGTTCATCTGCAAATTCAAGGAGCTTTTCATTGATTTCTTTGGGGTTGTGAGATTGAACCTCAATATAAAAATCTTCACCGAAATTTTTTTTAAAATCTTTGAGAACGAGTATAGCCTCAGAAAACTCATTCCTTTCGATAGCCTTAGAAATAAGGCCGTTGAGACATCCAGAAAGAACAATAATGCCTTCTTTATATTCATTTAGCACCTCTCTGTCAATTCTTGGCTTATGATAAAAGCCTTCATTCCATGCTAGCTCTTGCAAAGCGTGAATATTGTTTAACCCTGTTTGATTTTTTGCAAGCAAGATAATGTGGTTGTAAGCCTGAATAGACTTATCTGTTTTAGATGATCTATCGAATCTATCTGTTGGCGAAATATAAGCCTCAACACCAAGTATGGGCTTAATTCCTAATTCTTTTGCAGCAATCTGCATATCACGATGAGAAGCTAGTGTTCCATGATCAGTAATTGCAATAGCTGTCTGTCCAGCATCCAGTGCTGCTTGACATAATTCTTTTGGAGAATTAAGTCCATCCATTAAGCTATAGTAGCTGTGAACGTGTAAATGTGTAAAACTCATTAGTATCCGCCTAAACATTCATTTCTTGTATGATAAAGTCTTATCTTGGTCATTGTTTTTTTATTTGGTGCATACAGCTCTTCACCGCAACAAGCTGTTTTTAAATACCATTCTTTGCCGAAGAAGTCATACTTTAATCCTGAGGAATTCTTATACTTATTAGCAACAAAGGTGTCAAATGGGTCTGGTATCTCGTATGAAATCATTGGCATATCCTATCAAATAAAAGGAGGGATGGCAAGAGCCACCCCTCCAAATTATTGATTACCAGTCTACGCTGCTTGAGGTAGAATCTGTTGAAGAGTCTTCTTCTTGGCTATCGCCATTAAAGAAGCCTTCTTGTTCTGAATAAGGCATATCACGAACAGCAATATCTTCTAGCTTATAAAGCTCAAGATCAGAACTGTCGAAAGGTGTCTCATCCTTTCCAAGTGGGATAGCTGTGTAGCTTGTGTCTGTCTTTAGACCTGTACGCTTAATGCGCCATACCAAATTGCTAATGCTTCCCATTTCACCAGCATACTCAATAAGAGTTGGTGTAATTGCCTTAGTGCTTGAACCCTGTGACAGGATTGCTACATAAGGATCTTCCTTACCGTCATCTACTAGAACATTGATGTAAAGGCGGGACTTGCCCTTCCATCCCTTCTTGTAATCTTTACGGTGTTCTTCACAACCATAACACTTGCCCTGATCATCCATTGAGCATAGGGCTTTACGACGGTAATCTGCAGGATTTGTATGCTCTACAGCAATAAATCCGAGTCCGTTCTTTTCATTATAGTTAGGTGAGTCTGGATCTAGCTCTTGAAGAAATCTAATCTTAACGCTTTCGCCATCTTCAAGCTTAACCCAACGTGCTTTTGAACCTTCGCCTTCTGTGTAAGTAGGCTTATCCATTACTTTATTTAGTCCTTGCAGACCTTTTACAATACCCATTTTTATCTCCTTAGTATATTTGATGGTGTAAATCCATCTGTGTTTATATTATATCATGGGTTCCAAGATCGATATTCGATATCGGAAACTGCATTTTTAATACAGGCTTTAATTTCTTCATCAGTCATATCGCCTGCATCCTTTGCATCGTGTGGATATATCTTACCATATTCATAAGATGACCACAAGATATCTTTATTGCGTAGTTTATTAGCAATAGAGAATCCTAATTGTCTTCCAGCCTCATCAGCATCTGTCATTATAGTTATTCTATTAAAATATCTGTTTAGCAGGCTTTGCTGCTCAGTAGATAAAAATCCGCCTAATGTTGCAACTACATTTGGAAACCCAGCTTGATGTATTCTAATTGCATCAAAGTTTGATTCGACAACAATGACATGGCTTCCTATTCTTTTTGCTCTGTGAACATTAAATAGAGTTTTACTCTTTGGTAGATTTGTGCTGTTTTTGAAAGACTTACCCTCAATTGATCTGCCAACAATTCCAATTGGCTTTCCGTCTGGACTGTGAACTGGAGTAACAACCATATTCATTGGGCTTGAATATCCTAGCCAAAAGTGCTTCATTGATTCGGTATTGATTCCTCTAGACTCAAGGTACTCTCTGGCATTTTTATTACCAGCTAAATCAGCATGAAGTCTATCTATCGTTTCTTGTGGAAACTCTTCAAAGTCTGGCTTATCCTCCATAGCTTCTGACAAAAGCTCATCAAAATTATTTAGAGCCTCTGTTTCTTTTGCGGATATAAATCTCATAGCCTCGTAGTCATTTTTATGCATAACCCTACGAACTAACTCTACCAATGTTCCTGCTTCTCCGCATGCTGGATTAAAACAAATAAATGCGCCCTTTTCACGACTAACGCTAAAGCTTGATGTATGACGATTAGAGTGGAATGGACAATAGCAAAGGAAATCGTTGTTTGTTTCACCAACGACATCTAAACCTAGCTCTTTTAGGATTGACTTGATGTGTCCTGGCGTGTAGTGCGTGGTATCAACTTGCTTTGTGTTATACCCTCGTATTGCCATGTGTCACCTCCTATATATACTCCATGAATAACCATTGTAAATATCCATTTGTCTGCGAAAGAATTATACTCTACTATCCAGGTTGGATCAAGATCTAGTATTCTTACATAACCGCTATCCTTCATTGAAGTCAATAATGTTCTGTAAACACTATCCTTTGTAGACTCTAAAGTTTTGTCTGTTAAAACTCCAGTAAGAGTAAAGTCTTTAATTTTGCGGATTGGGATTGTAATCATACAGTTCCTTGATAATACCTCTATTAATATCCCAGTCAAGGTAGAATGCAAAGTTGCTACCATGACGGTTCTTTCTTGATACTACCTCAATAAGATTTGTGTCTGGATATCTATGGATAGCCATAGCCATATCAGCATCGTATTCAATAGCCTTTGACCAAGCTACTTGGCTCATCATAGGAGGATTATCCTGATCTGATACATCGTCTGCGGTAGCTGCAGTAATATCAATAATAGGAATATTGTTTGCTACTGCTAATAGCTTAAACTCACGAGAAATATTTCTATTTCTTTCAACTTCAGAATGACTACGCTTATTATCATTAAACAACTGGTGATAGTCAAGGATAACCAAGTCTGGTTTATGCTGGTCAATCTTTCCCTGTACAGTTGCTGGAGTTACTTCTGCTGTCCCCTCATTTGAAATAAGTACAAAGCTATTTTTGCCTTCAAACTTTTTTGTAGACCATGAACGGAAATCATCAATATTAACATCACCCTTAGAGAAATCTGATGCTTTAAACAGACCAGAACCAAGCATTGTATAAATACGATCACGCATATTCTCTGGAGACATTTCCAGCGAGATAATCATGGGCTTAAACCCTTGCTCCCATGCCTTACATGCTAGGTATGAAGTAAACCAAGTCTTACCTCGACCAGGCCAACCAATTGCAACAATAAGGTGTCCTGGAGCCATTCCAGTAGGGTATGCTTTATCAATTGCTTCAAATCCAGTAAGAATACCTGGAGCTCCACCCATTACAGCTGAGCGCTCCTTAACAGACATAAAGTGTCTTTCAGCTGCTTCAATATCTGTAACATCTAGATCTCTAACATTATTAGTAAACTTACTAAGAGAAGCAAGCTTACTCTGCATGTCAGCAAGCACTCTTCCAGCTGCATCTTCTTTTAGAGCAGAACCGCTCTGAAGCAGAATTGTCTTTAGTCTATTAGATAGAAATTCATTCTTAAGTTTGTCCAAGTAGTATCCAGTTGCTGCATCTGTAGGCACAACCTCAAAGTCTTTGAACTTCTCTATAAGAATTCCAGGTTCTGGAACAGCCTTAAACTTATAGTAATAAGACTTTAGTCCATCCCAAATATCTTTGTGTGATGTAAATAATTCATCAACATTGTCAGCAAGAAGTGTACTTATATCTTTATTCTTACATACCGCCGAGATTACTTCTGCTTCCGTATTCATTCCTCTTCTACCATTCTCTTAGTCTCTTGCATTAAACGCTTAATGTTCTGTCTATCTTTTGCATGCTCTTTTTCTGCAACATTCATCTTATCAAAGTTAAATAAAAAAAATGACAGCTTGTGGCTATCTCTATTTAAGCTAAAGTAATAGTTAATCAATGCCTGAGCACGATCAAACCCTACAGTATCTATAACATCTTGCATAGCCATCTTGTCTCTAAATTTATTTAGAGTAGGCTTCTTGCCATATCTTTCCTCATAGCACTTTTCAAATTGCCAGAGCAGAACGTAGGGCTCTTGATTTTTACTTGCCACGCTTTAGCTCTTCTTCTACTTCACGTGTCTTCTCGATTAGCTTATTTTCTACAAAGGTATAGACTCTCTCTGTCGCTGCATCAACGGTCTCGCCTTGCCGAACATCATCTTCAATACCTACACCTATCTTAATACTTTCGTAGTTACCTAGGTTTCGTGTAAAGGATAGATCTACCTTGACTCTTGTTGTCATTATTCCGCCTTCCATACTGGTACAAAGTTTCCTTCTTCTGTCTTAGTATACAATATTAAATTATGTTTGAGAATAGCCTGAAGCTCAGCTTTTGATGGAAGGGTATTTGTATAACCAGCATCTAATATAAATTGATGCACATCCATTACATCGCTTTCGCTAAACATAAACTTATACCAGGTGCTTTCTGGATTTCCTATTGGATATACAATCTGTGGAGTTTTTATTTTTCCATCAATAATATAATCTTCAATAGTGATCTTATGCCTATTTAGTATTTGTGCTACTTCTGCTGTTGAGTATGCATTTTTCATAGTCTTTTCAACTAATGCTAATGAATATAGGACTCTTTTGCCATCTGGATAGCACCATGCCACAAGTTCATCTTTTGCTCTTGAACGTGTAAGAACTTTATGTATCTTATCGTTTAAAAAGAAATAGACAAATTTTTTGCGTACTCGTTGTCTCTTCGATCTAGCCATTTTGCAAACCTATTAGTCTCTCTATTTAGCATCCATCTCTTGCCACACATAATACAGAATAGTTCTATATGAAGCTTTTGAGAAAAAACTCTATCCACAAATACTCTACCTGAGCATTTACCACATGTCATCATAAACTAAACAACTTTCCGTCCACCACACATGTATAGTTTGGAGAAATATGAATCATCTGTACGTGTGGATATTCTCCATTTTCAATGTGTGCAATAGCAAAACCCTTTTGCCAATCGTGATGCTGAGTATACTTCATTCCTGGACCCTTTTCGTCACACATATGACCAATTTCATATCCACGAATTGTTTCACCCTGACCGTTATTTCTAAGCTCATATGTCTGAAGATGGGATGCAATTCTATGCGAATGCCCACGAATAAGAGAGACTTGAAGATCATTCATATCTGCTCTCACTGCTCCAGTTGCTGCAACTGAAAGGCCATGATGAACATGGATATCTCCAAACCTACGCTTTGGAAGGCTGTCATAATAAATATATTCATATCCCAATGAGTCCAATGACCACAATGCTTCTGGAGTTACTTCCTTTGCGTAATCTGGAAGCTTCTTATCTATGTAATCAAAGATACGGATATCATGATTTCCTAAAGCTGAAAATAGCTGAGCGTCTGGAAGCATCTCTCGTGTCTTAGCATAAAAATCTCTTGCGCCCTTAGCTTCATGTCTCATCATTGGAACAATGAGATCACGACTATCATCTTTGTGTAACTGCAAAAACTCTGCAGACCTGCCTTCGGTATATTTACTATAACATGCTTGATCATCTGTGTCTCCAAGATAATCTACTACGTCTGGTTTAAACCATTTCATTACCTTAAACCACAAAGCGATTGCCTTATCATCTTGATATGGGAATTGCTGATCAGATGATAACATCCACTTTAAATCGTTGCTCATTTTCCACCTTAATGTTAAAAAAGTCACGGGAACGTGACTTTGAGGTTACAGGCTAAGTGTAACATATTACTACAGATTGTCAATACTATGTGTTAGGCTCCATGTAAACTGCAACCCAATCAATATAAAAATCACCCTTTAGGTTTGCATTTCTTTTTACATAGTTAATCTTTGATGTAGAAGTATTTGTTTCTGATACAAAAACTTCTACTCCTCCGCCAGATGCCAGATTTGAATATCTTGGAGTTGCTACTATACGTGGCTTTCCTTTAAAGTTAGCATTAGTGTAATCAACTGTAGTTGATCCAACTGCATCTAATTTCTGATGAGTAACCTTAATTGTGTCAGCCCAAAGTCTTGGTATATAATTTATTGTTGAGCTGTCTAAGCTGGTCTGCTTTGTCTCTAATGCATTAACGGCTTCGACTAGCTTATTAAGCTTTTCGATATCTAAAGGCTCACCTGCAACAAAATTTTGTGCCATTATAGACTTTCTCCTTCTTCATGCATGTTGACTTCTTCTTGTCCTACCTCTAATACCAAAGATCTATTCAATCCGTATTTTTCAAATACATCTGGACTGGTAATATGTCTTTTTTTATTTTGAGATACTAGATATATTTTACCATCTGAAATGTTTTTAATCAAGGTTCCATCTCTAAATCCAAGCTTTCCGACCACCTTGAATCCAACAACAGCACTCTCTGTAGCAAGCACTGTTGGGAAGTTCCAGCTTTCTGCTGCTCTATCAGAGATAAGCCTATATCTTTTACCATCTTTAATCCAATACGTGGACTTCTCTGTTTTAACAGCTAGCCCTGATGGGAAATTAGTTGGCTGAGAGATTATCGAGACTTCTGGAGTACTCTTGAATATCTTTTTCACGCTGGCTCTTTTCATTAATTAATTCTGTAATTTCTGCTCTTAGTATGGCAATTTTTGTTTCATAGTCGGACGCTAACTCTCCGATTCTTTCCTGTAATGCGGCAATTATTAACTGATTCTTATCCAAAACTACTCTCCCTGAAGACTGGATAGCTCTGCTTCAAGAAGTGTTTTTTGTGCAGCAAAGTCGGTGAGCTGTGACTGTAAGGAGTTTAGCAGCGACTGGCTTGGAGAAGCCTTTGCATTTTCCTCAATAACTGTAAGCTCTAAGTTATATGTATTTAGATCAACATTATGAATGTGTTGATTTACTATGTTAATCTTGTCATCGTTTGTTATCATTATTCCTCCTAATGTATTATATCAAAGACTAGTCCAAAAGTACAGGGGGTACATTTTTTAAGGCCACGCCAGCTTGGTATATATCTAGCTTGTCGTAATCTGGATTAATAACAGTCCATTTTTTATTTAAACCGCTAACTTCACAAAACCTCAGAACCTGGTCTTTTGAGATATTTCCGTATATCCCATCAAGCTCTCCAGACAATAGTCTATTTAATCTTATCATAGATCGAGAAGACTGTTTCCAAAACTCATCTTTATTCTTGTCTGCCCAGGGTCTATGTGTTACATGTCTTGGTTCGTCTTCTCCTGGATACTTCTTTACTGTAAGATGATAATAAATTATCTTTGGAGTTGCCCAAAATCTCCATCCTCTGCACCATGATTGTACAGTAAGATAAATCTCTTCTCCGTGATAGCTCATATCTGGATCGAAAGGAACTTCATGCAGGTAAGACTTATGTGTAAATATATAACTGCCTTGCCAATATACTGCAGGCTCTAGTAAATTATCATGAAACCAATCTATATTAGGGAAGCCGTATCCAGGAGTATAATCATCGTTAATATGTCTGTGATAAGAGTTAATTGTTCTACCACTTGGAACATCATCAATCATTATTCGACCATCATCAGCAATGGCATACTCTGGACCAGAAACGGTTAATATCACTTTACTGTGTCCAGCCATCTCTTCTGCTTTCTGAAATTCTGATATTGATATTTCATCCCAGTCCTTTACAAATATATTGTGTCCGCAGGTTTGAAAAAAGTAATCATAATCAACATCTACGCTAGCAGTTTTCCACCTAGACCACATGACTCCACGATATTCGCTTAAATCTAATTTAAAATAAAACAACTGATTATCTGGAATAAAGCTAAGGTCTGGATGCAGATCGTCTCTTGATTGTTCTGAAACTATTGAGAATATAATGTTCTCTTTATGCTTTGCATTATCCCATAGACTTTTAACTGCACCAAGAAGATCCTTCTCACGGTATGCTAGCATAGAAACCAATATCTTTTTATCACTCATTATTTGTCCTCCATAGGCATAAAACCTTATCTGAATACTCTGGATAAATGCCCTCAAACTCATTGAATGACTCTATTGGGCTATTTAAATTATATGGGTCACACATCAAATTAATTAGATGAGCCTCACCTATATTTATATCTGTATTGACTTGTTCCCTTGTAAAAAAGTTTATTGCAAAAAACTTAGATCCAGAATTAACTATGTTTTTTATTATTTTTTTATTCTCTTCTATTGAATAATGCAAAAGTACATCTCTGCACAAAATTAGATCGGCAGCTGGCAATTGATCAATAGTTATATCGGACACCATAAAATTAATGCTATCTGAAGAATACTTTTGTATATTGCTATCTATTAGATCATCAACTATGTCTAATCCAAGATATGAGACTCCAGATAGATTGACTTCCTTCATCCAGTTAAAGTCTCCGCATCCGATATCGATAATGCTAGATATGCTGTATTTATCAATTATTAAATTTAATGCATCTATAACATTTGCAGACGAATATATGCTTGATCCCATACCAGATACAGATTCATCGTTTCCCCATAGATTGTTAGCGTATATTCCTGTAAATACTTCTTTATGTGTCTGCATCTAGCGAGCCCGCCCTAACTTTCTTTTGATGATCTGGATACTTAGAAGAGTCAGCATGAAGTCCGTGATAATATTTTCTACCAGATTCATGGGGCTTCTTCATGTCTTCACCAAGCCTTTGCTGGTTAAATAAATGAATCTCGTTTCTTTCTTTTTCTAAAGTATCATTACTAAAAACATCTGAAGCATTAACTAAATCAAACTTATCTATATAATATCTTTGAATTGGCATAAAAGCAGATATAATGTCTCCTTTTTTAATAAACACCTCTCTATTAGGCTCAGTAATCTTTAGGTTAAATGTAAAATCTCTTCTAAGGTTATCAGTTTCAATAACTCCAGTCATTGAAGATATTCCAGGAATAAAATGATTTGGTGGAGGAAAAACCATTATGTTAACACCTGGCTCTGTTCTAAACATAAAGTTATTTTGAAATGTTAATATTCCAGATCCAAATTGAGAAGCTATTAGCTGCTGCTCTGTACCATTATCTTCTACTTCAAATATTGTGTCATCTGCATTTTGTCCGCCATTCCATATGGCCCTGATGTTATACATAGACTTTATTCCAAAGCCATATTGGTTCCCTATGCCTATTGGAAGACAGTAGTAAAAGTGTGATGTAAACCAATCTCTTTTTGGGTTTGATCTAAAATCAACAATAATGTTTTCATAGTCGCCATTCTTTGGATAAGACCAATGGTGTGGCATTATGACTATTTTATTTTCAGGAACATAATTGCCTTCTGAGTTTATAAAATTAGTACTCGTTATCATAAGCCTTATCAGTTCCCCAAAATCCAGCAATAGTATATCTAGTTCCGCCAGATACTTTATTTACAGAATGAAGATGATTGGCATCTCCTAGATGAACTGCAAGCTTACCAGCTTTTGGAGATACAGATATGTTGTGATTTGGATAGCATGTCTCTCCACCTTCAAAATTGTCATTTAAATAAATAATAGATGCATGAGATCTGTGAGTAAAGAAATTATGTCCGTACATTACATTTTCCATATCGTCTTGGTGAGCTGGCTGGAATTGCCCATCAAACCATCTGACAACATGAAATGTGTCTGCGTAGATATTTTCTAGACTATATTCTTTCATAAAGAACGATTTTGTGCGCTTTAGTATATCTGACATAACAATTTTAAATTGATTATCGCTAGGCAAAAATTCTGGGTAGAATACTCTTCCATCCCAAAATTCATCGTCTGACTGACTCCATGCATTTGAATCAATTGCATAATTAATGATGTAGTCACACTCTTCTTGTGTTAAAAAGTTTTCTAGTTCTCTACCGTTAAATGTATTAGCTGACATATTCCAATGGCCTCGTTTCATATCTAAACCAATTTACAGCAGCATATCTTAAACCGCTTTTAACTGGAACAACTCTATGCATATATGTAAAGTCAGATCCAAATAATATTAGATCTCCCTTTTTTGGCTTATATGATATTTCAAAATGTTTATACTCTATCTCTCCGCCTTCATAGTCTTCATTAAAATAAATTGTTGCGGAAACATTTCTTGGATATCTTCTACCAGCATCAATATGCCAATCAAATTTATCACTTTCACCATACTTCAATATAATCCACCCTTCGTTTATGAGTGGTTCTACAGAATAAGTTGATATAAAATCTTGAATACACTTATCTGATGCGTTTCGGATTTTTACTAATAGCTCTTTTTGTGGAGTATCTTTATCATTTAAAATATAATTATGTAGCATATATTCGCTACATCTTCTAGCCTCATTAACTGATTCTAAATCATTATTTGCAACATCAACAATCTTAGATGTATAAAATAAATCACCTATAGATTCTTCAATAAGGTCTACAAAAGATTCTCCTAGTTCTTCTGTAATATTATAAACAACAATACCTGGAGCAATTATATTTTTATTAAGCATTTAATCCCATAGCTTTCTCTCTAGCTTTTTGTCTAACAACTTCTACATACTCTGGACCTTCTGTAAAAAACCAATGATCTGGATCTGCGTAATGAAAAAATATTACTCCGATTACATCAGAATTAAATTCTTTTGTTTCTCTCCAATGCTCTTGTTCTTCTCCACAAAACAGTACGGCTTCATTTTCATCTAAAGAGTACTCAGTTCCTTCTACCCAAATAGACCATGGCTCTGTTTGATGCACAACAATATCTACAGTGTATTGACAGGCATTTAAATCTTTATGTTTATGCAGATCTATAGTCTGATGAGAATATTCAGCATACATAGAATAAGTATGAAGGATGCTATCATTTTCAAAATATGCTCTAACTAACGGCAATAATTTTTCACTATACTTAATTAAAACATTATCTTGCCCACTATGAATAAGCTTTCGCCCGTGGTCGTCATACCCAAGACTCTTAACAACTTCATTGTTTAAAAAATATTCTTTTAGAAATCTAAAGTCTTCTTCGGTAAATACGTTTTTAACTACGCCTGATTTAATCATGCCTGCTCCTTTAAGCTAATATGTCAATTATATCATAACGGACACATACATACAATGGTATAATTTGATTGTGACTAAATTTAAAAAATTTTATTTTTTTCATATTGACAAAACTTTAGGCTCTATGGTTGCCCCTCATCTTCTAGATCCATTATATAATATAATGGAGGAAAATGGAATATCTGCTATAGAAAATAATGCCAGCCATGAGCTACATAACTTTTGGCAGGACTTCGACGAAGATACATACATATACTCATGCTTTAGAGACCCCTACTCAAGAATTATTTCGGAATATACATATAGCTCTAATTACGATATAAATGGTTTTAGGAAAGATATAGGAAACTTAAGGGAGTGGCAATCTCCACATGTAAGCCTAGATGGATTTATATCATGGTACAAAGAATATGATAACAATAACTATCAGGCCAAGGTACTGTCTGGTGGTGATCTTTCATCCGATGCTATGCGTAAAAATTTTAATAGAATAAACTTTAAGACCACCACAGATTTTATTAAAGGAAATGCAGAATATGTTAGGAGCAAAATACTTTCTGACCTTGGAATTACTCATAAATTTAACAGGTATAACCCAGATCATGAAATAAACTTTTATTCTGAGTTCAATGGGCCACTAATTGACTCTTTGAACAATAGGCAAGACATACAGAAAATGATTATAGAAAATAATTATTTAGATAAGACTCTATACGATTCATGTGCTTTTAATAAAGAGTTATAAACGTCCTGATAATCTACTTTATCATACAACTCAATTATATTATATTTACAGTCAATAACCCTAGAGATATCCTGATCGTAATCATGATGAAACCATTTATGAGTTTTTAATACATAAAACTCAGTACCATTATCTGAAAATATTCCATTCCATATACCCGCCCCAAGAAGCCCAGCTACAGATTTAGCATTATAAAAATATTTTATTTGGTCGCCTATAGACATTCCAGATAGATTAATAGAGGTATACCCTAGGCTATTATAAAAGTCTTCTATTGCGTCCTCTATATACTTTTCATTATATCTAGATATGTTGCCTTTATCATTACTTTTTTCTAATATCTCGCTTACTTCTCTTCTAGATATATATATCTTTTCTGGCATTGATTCATCTTTGATTAAAAAACTAGAAAAAAAATCTCTAATCAAATCATTATTGTGATGTTTAAATTGATCAAATCTTGGGAACAATGATGTTACCATTATAGTTGGATCATATCCAATAACAATTTCTTCAAACAGCATTGGAGAAAAAGTATTACCACTGTTTTCTAAAACTAATGCTGGAACAAACATTATATTATGTTCTTTTTGTGTTAGCATTTCTAGCGTTTGTTGTATTGGAAACTGTGCATTATGATATTCTGTCGGGTCCCATTTTAAATCAACCCACAATGCTTTTACATTACTATCTATATATTTTTTATAATGTAAATAGGTTCCTAGGCCCTCTTTAATAAAATGAAAATAGTGTGGTCCTGGAACTATTGGCACATAAGATCCCTTTAGTATTCTTACACGCTCTATCTTATCTACTTTGCCATATAAAACATTTTTGAATTTATAAAATGTTATATCTCCGTCATCAAATACTTCCATGCTTTCAAATCTTGCCCCAAGATTTAATGGTTTTACTTCAATGTCCATAAATTTACCTTACTGGTTTAGCTGGACCTGATGGGAAGACTGGTGGTGTAACAGGTGGGTTAACTGGCGGTACAACTGGAGGAGATACTGGTGTAGCAGGACCACCTGAAGGGAAGATTGGTGGAGTAACAGGAGGGCTAACAGGTGGTACAACTGGTGGTACAACTGGTGGTACAACTGGTGGTACAACTGGTGGTACAACTGGAGGTACAACTGGAGGAGATACTGGTGTAGCAGGACCACCTGAAGGGAAGATTGGTGGTGTAACAGGAGGGCTAACAGGTGGGCTAACTGGAGAAGGAAGATTAAGTGAAACCTGATTAGAGGTTGCATTAGCAAAATCAATTGAGTTAGTTGCGGTTACACGACATCTTATATTATATAGCCAGTTTTCTGTTATAAATGGATATGGTGGCTGCCATGAGCTATTTATTGCTCCAGGATAAGCAGTCCATCCAAAGGTATTTAAAAGATACTGCCACTGATAAGAGTATGTTACTGGAGCTTTAACATTTGCAGCCATTGTACCATTTGTTGTAGAAAAGGTAGTAGAGCCAAGTGTTCCTGAGGATGGGGTAACAACTGGATCTGTAGCAAATACTGGTCCAGTCTCCAATGCTGGGGTTTGAATTGTTCCAGTAACTGCATCACCATATCCATAAGAACTATTATATCCCCTAACTTGCCAAAAATAAGTTGTGTTAGAAGAAACTGCTCCTGCAGAAGATGTAAAAGATCCTCCGTTTGTAGTTATTGCTCCAGTTCCAATAACACCAAAATAACTATACGGAGACCAATCTACTCCAACTGAATCTGTATTTGCTCCAAATGTTACGTTATTGAATGATATAGTATTGTATGTTGCTGTTACTGAACCTACTGATGGGAGTCCTGGTTTTAAAACCGCATTAGTTCTAACTTTATCTGAAGTAGTAGCATTACCAATATATCCAGGATTTGCGTTTGTTCCAGTAATTGGAATTACCTTAAAGTAATAGTCAGTATCTGGATTTAAACCAGTCATCGTTGTTGATGTTTGAGAAATTGTTTTAATTAGAGACCAGTCTGCCGATCCAGCTTTTTGATATACTCTATAGTTATTAGCATATAAAGAGCTATCCCAAGATAGGTCAACTGCTGATGTTGGAGAAGATGAATTTACAGAACCAGAAAGGGTAGATATATTTCTTGGTGTTTGAATTGAAGTTGTAGATGAAGTTGATGAATTTGATGCTAAATTATATGTAGAAGTTACAATAAATCTATATAGGTTTTCTGCATTAGGTTTAATTTCGCTTCCAGTAACATATGTATCGCCATCTTGCTGAGCATCAATTAAAATTGTTTTTGTATTTGTTGCTCCTGATGCTGGATTTGTGATAGAAGTATCTACTAATGGTCTCCAAACAGAACCGTCATACCATTCAAAACGATAGGTTAAAGTATCTGGTTCTGGCACCCAATGTTTATTTGTTCCAGTTAATGTTACAAGGTTAGTTGTGATGTTGGTCGATTGAGATATGGTAACTACACTTTCTGGCTCTGATACTACTCCAGATGAAAATATTGTTTTCCATGCCCCAGATACTTTTAGCTTAGCCTGACTTACTGTTTTCCATGCTCCATTAACCTTTAACTTAATAGATGATACAGTTTTCCAAGAGTTTCCTGATTTTAATTTTATTGGCATACAGAATCCTAAGAACTTGGATCATATATTAATAAGACATCACCATTTGTTGTCTTATCGGATAAATATATAGTGCTAGTATAATTTGCTTGAGCAATTGTATACATATTTCTTAATCCACCAGATGCTGTACTATAAGATCCAGCAACTTGTGCAGATCTTCCCACCTCAACCTGCCTTCCGCTAGAAGACTCTGAGCCCAAAATAAGTCTTCCATTAAACTCTGTATTAAATATATCTATAGAGTTTCCATTTATTGTTTCATAAAGCCAAAAGGATCCAGCCAAACCAGTCATTGTATAATTACCAAAATCAATAAAGCCAGAACCAACATCAAGTATTCCAAGATCACCTAGGTCTATTATGGAAGAGCTGCTAGTTGCAAATAATCCAAATTCTGAAATAAGCCAACCATCGGTAGAAGAGCCTATATATCCACCAGTTGCATTTATATCGCCAGTAATTGTGAGGCCACCAGTTAATGGGGCTTCTAGAACTGGATTGCCATCTGATCCATAAATATGTAGTCCTGCTAAAACTAAGCCAACCTGTGATGAAGATATCTCAACTCTTGCAGATCCAGCACTACCAGCTCTAATATACGAAGTAGAGCTAATATTTCCAGCTTCTAAATTATTAACCGATAATGTTCCTGCAGCTAACTTTGAAACATCAATTGATAGCGCTTGAATTTTTCCAGCAGTAATAGCATTAGTTGCAACTTTATCTGCAGTAATTGCATTTGCTGCAAGTTTTGCAGTTTCAATTGCACCGTCTGAAATCTTTGTAGCAGTAATAGCACCATTAATTAACTTTAACTCAGAAATTATATTATCTTCTAAATCATCTGCAATAGCCGATCTTGCGCCAAGTAAATCACTTGCAACATTTTGCTGTAGCGTTCCAAATTCATTTAATTTATTAACGGCTCTGGCATGTATATATACTGGCTGATTATATCTACAATAAGTTCCATCTACTGGTATTATTATTTTATTTACAACTTTATCTCCCGTTAAAACTCCAGCAGCTATATATGTTCCTTGCGTTGCAGTTGAAGAGTTTCCAACAAAAACTTCTATCGCACTAAAACCTTTAAAGGTTCCATTTGCATATGTTCCAGCCCACGCTAACTCTAATCCTCCAAGAACTCTTGTAACTGTAAATCCATTTGGATTCGTTGGGGCTTCAATGACTTCACCAGCCTGAGGATCGACGGTAATAGTTCTTTCGTCGGAAGGATCTGAATACGTTCCTAATACTGTTACAGCTTTTAATGTTACAGTATATTCTCCAGCTGGAGCTGTTATAGATTTTTTACCAGCAACTTTAAATGATGTTACTGGCTTTGTTCCATCGCCAAACGTATTATTCTCATCAGATATAAATACCTCTACTCTATCTATACCCTTATATGTTCCGCCATCTTTATCTAAGCCAGTCCATTGAACAAATATTTTTTCTAAGTCTGAACTTAAATCAGTTTGAAGAAATCTTGGCGCTTTTGGCTGTGCTTCAGTAGAAGCAGTAACGACCTTTGTAATAGACCACTTATCATCTGCAATAGATGCTCTATCTGTGTAAATCCATGCAAATTGAAATTTATACTCATCTCCTGGATTTAAATCAGTTACAGTTACAAGGAAGTAGTCGCTGTCTTTTGGATCTACTTCAGATGTATCTTTAAGGTCGTCTGGTTTATATACCATTTAGAACCCCAGCGTTAACTTATATTCTATATCTATAGGTCTTCCAGCAATCTTATCTATTGCTGTTGATAAAATTGACCTGCTTATTAATCCAAATGTTGGATCAAATGTATCTTGATCATTTACTCTTAACCCGTCTAAATAAATTCTTGATCCGCTAGATGCGCTTGTTCTTACAAGCTCTACACCAATATGGGATATATTATATGGATCTGGTGTGCCCGTCATATTTTCAAAAACATCTGCCATTGAAACATCTTTAATATAGTTTCCAGTAGATAGTGATGAAAGGCTAATTGAAGCAGTAAAATAATCTACAGCTGAACTATAAAAATTAATATTGATTTCAGATGAGTTTGTGTCTGGTCTATTAAAAGCTAAGCTAATTGAGTCATTGGTACTGTATCCAGAGATGTCTAAGATTCCGACAGCGTTCTTATACTCTTTTGATGTAGAAGATGTATCTGCTGTGTCAAACTTTACATCCATCATAAAATCACCTATTCTTGGAGTAACATCTGGCAAGGATCTTAAAGGTGGATTTGCGCTATCTGAATCAACCCAATCTATAACATTTTCAAATGTGGACAAGAATCTGCTGTCGTATGAGTTTAAAGAAGTTCTAGTTCCAGGGTATAGGCCAACCTCTTTTATAATTCCAGATATATCTTGTGGAATTGTGGTTTTATATATAACAGAATATGTATATTCACCGTTGCCATCTGGCTGAACATCAATGCTGCCAAGATTTACTGGTGCTCTGTAAAACTCAAAACCTAGTCTGCTATTGGTATCTGATGAAGCATAGTCTGTTCCATTTGCTATTCCGACTGCAATATCTTTAGCATTAAATTGAGCCATGCCAGCTATGTAAGATGTGATAAATCTTTTGCCAAACTTTGTAATCAAATTGCTTGACCTAGCAACTTCTTTTCCATCTACATAAAATATATATTCACCTTTTAGCATTATTGATCATCTCCAGTAATTACACTAATTCTAGCATCTACGCCTTTTATTTTTTCTCCACTTGAATTTCTTACTCTAAAAACAATTTGCGTTCTAACATTATTCTTTTTATCTACATATGTAGAATTCTTTATTATTTTTATGTCCTCCATATGTGGAGTTCCAGGAGACTCATATTCTTCATCTGTAACAACATATTCAAATCCAGATGAATCTCCCGTAAGATTTGCGCTAGATATATAGCTTGGGGCGGTTTTAGTTGTGATATATTTTACATATCTAGGATCTATTGTAAGAGCATCACGGGAACCCTCATAAACAGTTATTGGGCTTACTGTTGTTAATTCTGTTTCTGATATACGGTTCTTTGCCATTTATTTATTATACCATTATTCCCTACAATGTTCTACACGTAATTTGTGTAGATAACCCTTGTTCCGCAGAATGTCTAACTTGAGTAACCAAATACTTGCTAGATGACTGTAGATTTAAATAAGGATA